ATCAAGATGTGCAAAGCATTCAATGTTGAATACTTAATCGAACTAGCACTAGCAAAGGTCGGAGGGTACAATTTTGTAGATGAATCTGGATTTGATTTTGATGATTACTCAGATAGTAAGACTGCAAGTGTGGAACCTAGAGGTGGGGTGTCCATCGGGTCACTCGAAACAAAGATTGGTTCTATAAGAGCAGTGATCTATAATCCATTTGAAGATAGGTTAGACTACTTCTTTTTTCCAGTTGATGGGTGGAAAGATTTAGAAGAAGCATCATACGGAAAAGCAAAGCACAAAACAAGAATCAGATCATCTTATAATAAGACAACTCAGATGTATTCTAAGTTTGAACCTTATAGATGTAAAGACTTTAAAGAACTGGCAAAAAAAGTTGCCTGTGAAGTAGATGCAGAAATTATTTTGGGTTAAGGGGTTGACAATGACCCTCACTTTTTGATACCATTATAACTGATGAGAAATTTAACGTGTAATTTTAAGGAGACTATATGAAAGCACACAATGAGTATAATATAAAAAGATCGTATGACGAATCGGAGTCAGTCATACTTTCTACAGGGAAGAAATTCCACATGACTCCAGATAGGAAAGAATTCTTAGCAGAACTTCAATCTGCCTTTCCTGAGCAATCTGTTTTTCTAAAAGAAGATTTAGAAAAACTATCACACACCCCATACTGGGTGAAGTCAACAAGGTTCCCTTTTGCTTCTGCTGATAAATCGTCATATGATTTGACTATGTTACTTGGTGGTTTGTCACCGACAGCAGTTCAAAATGTGAAACAACCAACGGTTATTCCAATGACACCAGCACCTGTTTCTAATAACATGCCTGTCGCCGCTCAGACTCAAGCAGTGAATCTGATCGAAGACAATGTAAAAATCATTCCTGAGAAAATGACTAACTATGTTCCGTTTGGACATTTCAAAGATGTCAAACAGATTATCAAGTCTAAGATTTTCTTCCCAGTCTTTGTGACAGGGTTATCTGGTAATGGTAAAACATTGATGATCGAACAAGTATGTGCCCAACTGAAGAGAGAACTCTACAGGGTCAATATCACCATCGAGACTGATGAAGATGATTTGATGGGTGGTCATACTCTTCAAAATGGTAACATTACTTTCAGAGAAGGTCCTGTTATCAAAGCAATGAGAAAGGGTGCCGTACTCTTGCTCGATGAAGTCGATCTTGGTTCTAACAAGTTGATGTGTCTACAATCAGTTCTTGAAGGTAAAGGTTATCTAATCAAGAAAACTGGTGAGTGGGTGACACCTGCACCAGGATTTACAATTCTTGCGACTGCTAATACAAAGGGTCAAGGTTCAGAAGATGGCAAGTTCATCGGAACTCAGATCATGAACGAGGCGATGCTTGAAAGATTCGCCATCACAATGCAACAAGAATATCCACCAGTGTCAACTGAGAAGAGAATTCTTAAGAAAGAAATGGAACTAAGTGGTTCTGTTGATGAAGAGTTCTGTGACAAACTTGTCGACTGGGCAGACATTATCAGAAAGACCTATTACGAGGGTGCTATCGATGATGTTGTTACTACAAGGAGACTTGTTCACATTGTCAATGCATTCAGAATGTTTGACGACAAAATGAAGTCAATCGAAATGTGTATTACAAGATTCGATGAAGAAACTAGAAGTTCCATTCTCGACCTCTACACCAAAGTAGATGCAGGGGTCGACATGGAAAACCCTCTTGAAGATTCAGAGTCTTCAGAGTATAATGAATACGATGAGTAATAATATCGACTACAAATATAACGAGGACAAACTCTTAAACGAGTTTTCCTCTTATATTGATAATACATACGACCAACATTACTCACTAAACAAATACCAGAGTACTGAGTTTATTATTGACTCAGGACATGGTGAAGGTTTTTGTATCGGCAATATTATGAAATATGCACAAAGATACGGAAAGAAAGGTGGCAAGAATAGAGCAGACTTGTTAAAAGTTTTGCACTATGCCTTGTTTATGTTACACGTTCACGATAAGGAGACTGAGAATGAAATTAAGTGAAGAAACAAGAAGTATATTAAAAAACTTCGCAACAATAAATTCGGGTATCAAAGTTGAGACAGGTTCTCAATTGAAGACTATTTCGAATATGAAAAACATCTTGGCAGTAGCAACTGTTTCAGAAGCATTTGACCAAGGGTTTAGTATATACAATCTAGGAGAATTTCTAGGTGCAGTATCATTGCTAGATAATCCAGACTTTGCATTTAACGATGCATCTGCAAGTATCAGTGATGATAATACTAGCATGACTTACTTCTATGCAAGTGAGGGTATGGTGACATCGCCAGAGAAGATGATTACAATGCCTGATGCAGAGATTAAAGTTGATCTATCATCAACACTACTTGGCGAATTGCAAAAAGCGGCCAGTGTTTTAGGTGTTAGTGATTTAGTACTACAATCAGATGGTACTAAAATCGAGTTAGTAGTAACTGATAAAAAGAATGCAACATCAAATACATTCAGCAGAATCGTTGGAGAAGGTACAGGTGTTTCATTTACAATGAACTTTAAGATTGATAACTTGAAAGTTCTAGATGGTAATTATGAAGTCTTGGTTTCATCGAAAGGTATTTCAAACTTCAAAAACAAGGATATAGACTTAGAGTACTTCATTGCACTTGAACCAGATTCAAAATACAATGTGTAACATATATAATATAATTATGTGTGATAAAAGTGCTAGTCTCCACAATTATCATGGGAGTAGAATATCTCATCAATCTCTTGGCATTCTACACGATCTATCGGAGGGGTTAGGTCAACTATGAGTAACGAATTTTTATACGTAGAGAAGTATCGTCCTCAAACAATTGAAGAGACAATACTACCTGCATCGATCAAGAAAAGTTTTCAAGAGTTTGTCAAGAATGGCGAACTACCAAATTTGTTACTAACTGGTTCAGCAGGCATTGGTAAAACTACAGTTGCGAAAGCATTGTGTAATGAAATCGGTGCAGACTTTATTGTCATTAACGGATCAGATGAGGGTCGTCTTATCGACACTCTCAGAACTAAAATCAAAAACTTTGCATCTACAGTGTCACTCAGTGGTGGTTCTAAAGTCGTCATACTTGATGAAGCAGATTATATATCAGCAGATTCAGTTCAACCTGCTTTAAGAAACTTCATAGAAGAGTTCTCAAGCAACTGTAGATTCATTTTTACATGTAACTACAAGAACAGAATTATTCCTGCACTTCACAGTAGATGTACAGTTATTGATTTCAAAATAACACCCACAGAAAAACAAAAACTTGCTTCAGTCTTTATGAATAGACTTAAGATGATTTGCGATGATGAGGGTATTAAATACGAAGAGAAAGTATTAGTAGAACTGATACTTAAATTCTTCCCAGACTTTAGAAGATGTATCAATGAAGTACAACGTTATGGTGCATCAGGTGTAATTGATAGTGGTTTGTTAGCAACACTATCAGAAGAAAAACTAACACCTCTGGTCGACATGTTGAAAAGTAAAGATTGGTCTGGTATGAGAAAGTGGGTTGGTCAAAATGCTGATAACGATTTCAATACTTTGTATAGAAAAGTTTTCAATGCATTAGAGAAAAGACTTGAACCAAGTTCAATACCATCGGCAGTTCTAATCATTGCAGACTATCAATACAAATCTGCATTTGCAATGGACTCAGAGATTAATTTTACTGCATGTCTAACAGAAATTATGTCGGAGTGTAAATTCAAATAATGGGTAAGTTAAGACAATGGTTTCAAAAATGGTTTGACAAAAGAATTGAAAAGTCATTTCAAAGACAAGCAGACAGACTGTTCGCAAAACACGATGTCGAATATAGAGACGGAGATAATACATGACTCAATATGATAACGAAGTAGAAAGACAAAGAATTATTCTCGAAGCAGAAGAATGGGCAAAGGGTGTTAAAAGCATTCATGTACATTCTTTTAACTCTATGTGGTATGATGATCACCCAGAAGACACAGATGGTACTCCACGTAAAACTGTGACAGATGTAGAATATAACAATGGTCTTATCGTAAGAAGCAGAAACGGAAAACAAATTCGTAAGTTTGGTATGAAACTCAAAGGCGATGCTTTGATCCAGCAATACGAGAGAGTTCAACAATCTTCAAAACCAAAGTTTCGACCACAGTATGTCTAAACGAAATCCTTTCGACTTTGTTAAAAATGTAAGTTATGATAAAGTCGATATCATGGTTGATGAGGTCGAAGAGAAAGCATATCAACCATTCCTCATAAATCGGGCGTTGTCTTATCACCAAGATGCCGTCTTTCTAGTAAACGAGTTAAACTGTAAGCACGGGTTAGATAACCGTCTTCAGTACTTGTTTTTCATAAATACTCTTAGAAAAAGAAAAAGATTCAGTAAGTGGCAAAAACCATATGAATCTAAGAAACTAGAAACTGTAAAAGATTTTTACGGTGTTTCTACTCAGAAAGCAAAAGAGTATCTTGAACTTCTTGATGAAAAACAATACCGTATATTGAAAGACAGAATGCATACAGGTGGTAAACACAATGGACGAACAGGAAATAGTAAATAGTTTAGTCGAAATATCATTCGAACAAAAAGACGACTTCTTAAAGATACGTGAGACACTCACACGTATCGGAGTTGCATCACGTAGAGAACAAGAACTCTTCCAATCATGTCACATCTTGCACAAGAAGGGCAAGTATTACATTACACATTTCAAAGAATTATTCCAATTAGATGGTAAGAAGGCAACGTTTGATGAATCAGATGTTGGTCGAAGAAATACCATTATTGATTTACTTAAGCAATGGAATCTAATTAAGGTGTTAGACGAATCAAAGATCGAAACACCTAGGGCACCATTGTCTCAGATTAAAATTGTGAGTTTTAAAGATAAAGAAAATTGGAAACTTACTACAAAATACTCAATAGGTAGTAAAAACAACTAAATATATCACTTAGGAGGAACAATTATGTTTCAAGGTATTATAGATTTTGTTATGGGTATATGGAACTTACTTATGATAGTTCCAGTTATTATATCAATATGCTCAGTAGTTGTAGCATTAACACCGACCCCGGCCGATGATAAGTTGTGGGCAAAAGTGTATAAGTGGTTAGAAGTTCTTGCTTTAGCAGTAGGTAAAGCAAAAGACAAAAACCCTCTTTTAGATAAGTAACTTTTATGATAGAATAGTAGTACAACTATTCAGAATAGGAGAAAAATATGGAATATGTGATAATTGGTATAATTGTTATACTAGCAGTTGTCTTCTATGTTAGAGGCGATAGTGGCAGTAGTTCTACTACAGTTACAAAACCTGTCTCTAAACCTGCAGTAAGACCAGTTGTAAATGCAGATGCAAACAACAATGGTATTACAAGCAAGGCAGAACTTAAGAAATTAACTAAAGTTCAACTTGTGGATCTTGCAGAGAAGAAGAGTCTGAAAGTTAAGAAGTCTGGCACTAAAGCAGAGATTATTAACTCCATTCATACTCAATTGAAGTAACAACACACTTTAAAAGAACAAGGGTGCTTCGGCACCCTTTTTTTTGTGTCCCGATAGACGATTTGTATAAATAATAGGTGATGGAAGATATACTATTATTAATCAATGAAGTCGGTGTCCCGATTGCAAGTGCAATCGTAATGGCATTCTTTATCTTCCTAACACTTAGATACATCTTAGAGGGTGTATCAGATGATGTGAAGACTTTAACTGGCATGGTTGACATGCTAGAAGACAGATGTAGAGTTATGAATAACGAGATCGTTAAGATTGATTTGCTTATATCTCAATCCTTAGAACTACAACCAGACCTTGATCGAGTCGCCAGAGCAGAGAACTTCGTGGAAGATGGAAGTATTGATGCTAGGAGAGATTAATGGTCGAAGAAGTAATCAAGGTTGTAGACGAATTTGGATACCCAGTCGTCATGTCATTGGGAATGGGTTACTTCATTTACTTCATATGGAAATATGTAACTGAAGAACTAGAACCCAGAATAGAGAAACAAAAGATATCTCTAATTAGATTGATCGATCAAATGAGAATGTTAGATCAGGATCAAATTAGACTTCAGCAAAAACTGAATACTGTATTAGAGTACAGAAAAGCAGAACGTTTAAGGAAGAAACTACGTAATGAAAAACCAGATAAAGTTATTAAGTCTTAGTTTATTAATATCAATGCCGATCATGGCAGATGAAATCAAATTTGGTTTCAAAAATCCCTCATTCAGTGGACAGGGTACAGGTGCCCATTACTTAACCATTGAGAACCAAGAGACATCAAGAAAGAAAGCAATCGAAGAAGCACTCGAATCAGCAAGAAAGGCCGCTGAACGTGAAGCAGAGAATAGTACCCTTGCAAAATTTATTAGGAACTTAGAATCAAGAATCTATGCCCAATTTGCAAAGCAGTTAGTAGAGAGTATGTTCTCAAACGATAATCCTGCGGGATTTGGATCGTTCATGCTTGAAGGTAATAGTATTACATGGGAAGTAATTACAAATGCCGATGGTGCAGAAGTTATAAGATTAACAATTGTAGGTGAAGACGGAACAGAAACAGTAGTTGAGATCCCAGTTGGCACTGGTAACTTCGGTCAAGATCCAGATACAGGTTCAGGAGGATAAAATGTTACGAACACTCTTAGCATTAACATTGCTATTGTCAGGTTGTGCTTCGGTTCCTAAATGGAGTGAAGACCCTGCAGATTGTTCATATGAAACAGGTAAGTTTGATGAAGGTTGGGGCAAAGATGTTTACACAGGTGTTAGAAAGTATGCAGGTTCTAAATTTATTTGTGTAGAGAGTCCAGAAGTTGTAAAGTTACCTGCATATATTGACTTACTTAATTTACCACCTGCTGAAGAAATGCCAATAGTTTCAGTATATAATTTTAATGACAAAACAGGTCAGAGAAAATCAGTTACAAACATAGCATCTTTCTCGACAGCAGTAACACAAGGTGGTGTAGAGATGTTAATCGATGCACTTAAGACTGCTGGTGGGGGAACATGGTTTAGAGTCGTTGAAATAAACGGCATCGATGCAATACTAAGAGAAAGACAGATCATTAGAAGTGCAAGACAAGATTACGCAAAAATTTCGGGGGAAGAACCCCAAGGTTTACAACCACTACTATTTGCAGGAATGCTAATTGAAGGTGGTATAATTGGTTATGATTCTAATATATTAACGGGTGGACGAGGCGCACGGACACTTGGTATTGGATATGCGAAACAATATCGACAAGATGTTGTTACAATCTCCATAAGGGCAGTTAGTGTTCTTACTGGAGAAGTTTTATTAAATGTACAAACTCGGAAAACGATTTTAAGTTATGGTTCATCGGGAGATATTTTTAGATTTATCGAACAAGGAACACAATTAATTGAGTTTGAAGACGGTGTGGGTAATAATGAGTCAGTGACGTATGCAGTACGTGTTGCCATTGAGGCAGGTGTACTGGAATTAATCTACCAAGGCCATGAACGTGGTTATTGGAAAATAGAAGGGTATAACGAAAATGAAAAAACTAAGTAGTATATTATTACTGATGTCGACAACTTTTGTTTTCGCACAATCCACTGATGATAACGAAATAAAAATCACCCAAACCGGTGATACTCTAAAACTTTATATCGACCAAATAGGATTTGGTAACAAAGTTGGAGGTTCTAATGGAAACGACGGGTCATTGACAACAATGGCAATTACTGGTGCAACATTAGACTTCAACATCGATATGTTAGGAGACCAAAACAAATTGTTTGGACCTGTAGAAGCAGATAGTTCTAACTATCTCATTGATATTACAGGTGATCAAAACAGTATTGATTGGAACATTGGTTATACAGGTTCATCAGATGATTCGGATATTAATTTCGATATCACAGGAGATAGCAACACATTTGATTTAGATCAAGGATATGTTGCAAGTGCTGAAAGACTAGACGCCGACCTTATATTAATAGGTAGTTCGAATATTTTTGATATTGACTGGGAATCAGACGATTTAACATGGAACTTAGATATAACTGGTGGTTCAAACAATATTAATACATTGCAAAACGATGGTGAGCAAACATTAGACTTCACCTTAGATGGAGATAGTGCAGACGTGGATATCAATCAGATATCTGGTTCATGTGCAACAGGTGCCCCACAGGCATGTGTTACACCGAATGCAACTATTATTCTTGACGTAACAAGTGATAATGCAATTATTCAACTTACACAAAAAGATTCGTCTAACGATTCTTAATTTAATTTTCCTCAGCGGGTTTGCTTTTGCTGAACCCGTTGGGGAGATTTCTGAGTCTACAGGACTCGGATCAATTCTTAGAAATTCAGAAGAAGTTGGCAATCAGGTCAACACAGAAATCATATTAAAAGACGAAGCATCGACAGGTAATGGTCGAA